GTCTGTTGATAGTTGGTTGCTCATACTGTTTCCTTTAAATTAAAAAAGATAGGTCAGGTGCTCTGTAATTAGGTCCCTTTAAAACCTTACCGTCTTCTCGGAAGATAGGTTTTCCGTCTTCGTCAAGCTTAGACATGTTGCTGTCATGAACCAGCAAGAAGGCATCATAGACTACGTTGTGTCCGTAGTATCCTTCGGCATGATCAAGAGCCTTTGCTACCTTATCTAACACATCAGAGATATTTTCCAGTTCGTCTTCACCTACACAAAGCTGCAGGTAATCAGGAGCCACTAAGTTAAAACCCTCGAAAACATACATCAAGTCAGCAGCCTCTTTTAAGTGCTCCTTTGTGCCAATCTTCTCAGCACTTAACTCAGCGTACTCTTCTTCCATAAGTTTAACCCAAAGCCTAGGGTCAATTGAGGCCTTGAAGGTAAGTATAAACTCTTCTATGCAATCCTCTGGAAGGTCTGGTAGGAAAGCTTCTATGTCATCTCTGGTTATCATACTGTGTTACCTCACATTCCTCTAAAACTATATCGTCTATATCGTATATTGCTACTGATAAAAGTTCTTGGAGAACTCTTTCCATTTCCGACATGTCGGCCTCTATGAAGTTAGCTTCTGGATCAACTGTCAGGATTAGTCTGCTCTCAAACCTCATAGTCAGAACCCCTAGTTATATTAATATTAGTCTTCAGGTCAACCATATTCTTTACGCAGTCTATCTAAAGATACAAACTCTGGTTCGTAAACACCATTCTCAATTTCTCTTTTGATAACACAGCCCTTCCACCACTCTAAGTTAGACTGTCCAGCCCAACCTTCTGGCCCTCCTTTGAAGCAACCCGCAACCAAGCCGATAATTGGATTAGGATGTGCAGAATCTTTAAAGTAGATAGAACGCTTGTGACTATGACCACAGGTAGAAGAATGGTTTCTACTTTGGAGTAAGCTGTAACCATGGTGAACGCCAGACATAGCTGACCCAAAGTTACCACTAGAAAAGAAATGAGCATATGAGACACCATCGTAGTCAGCGATAGAAGGGGCTGAGTTTTCGTACTCGTGGTACTCGTCAAACCAGTGGTCCGTTTGAAGATGCCCGAAGGATATCCCGTACTTGTCTCCCTTAAGTCTTGGGTCATGTGCTAACGCCTTCTTGATTCTGTTCTCGTGGTTGCCCTCAAAGCCAATCCAGTACGGCTTCTTATACTTCCTAAGTCCTGGTTTCTTACGTAGCCTATCCATTGCCTCATTGTAGTGCTCAATGTCCTCTCCATAGTTCTGTGATACAATAGCCTCAGGATACCTAGTGTCAAAGCTATTAAGAGATTTCATGTCTGCACCGTCACCTAAGTCAATAACATAGGTAGGATTTATATCATATATAAGATCACCTAAAAGATCAAACCTATCGTTAGAGATACTTGGATCTACGTGTGCACAACTAAATACTACTGCTGTTTTACTCGACATACTCTAGGACCTTTCTGGTCTGATTGCTTTCGTGGTCCTGTTCTGTGTTACCTAATTCATCAATTAAGAATGGACCAGTCTTGTGTAGTCTTGATACATCATCCATAGCGTCTTTCATGGAGGCATAGTAGTACTCTTCCTCAAACTGCTCATTGTTACAACAGTGTCTGGCTAGGCACAGGTTCCACACACGTCCAAACTCATCATCGTAAGGGCCACGTATTACCTGTAGTATCTCAACCTTAGGTCTGAACTCTTCACTCATCTTTGATCTCCTTCAACCACTCTTCTGGTATTACTTTATCGGCGTACTTAAAACCGTTCTTCTTACACCAATCTCCGTATGAACTTTTAGCACCTTTGTAAAGCTTTTGTTTACTGTTGCTAAATACGAACCTGATATCTAAGTCGGGATGTTGCTGCCTAACCTCTTTGTGTTTGCGCCTGTCTGTAGATACAAAGCGTCCTTTGGTTTCAATTATAATTCCGTTAGCTAGAACAAAGTCAGGAGTGTATGTCCTATACTTCATGTCCAGCCAAGTGATCTTCTCCTTCTCATAGGTGAATACGATCTTCTTCTTACGGAGGAACTTGGCTGTTTCCTCCTCAAGACCTGACCTGTACCCAGCTTGAATACCCCGTAACTTATTCCTGTTGTAAGCCACGGCTAAACTCCAAGTCTTCAGCAACCATTGGTTTCTTCACAACGTCAGTAAGGAAGAGGGGCTTGTCGCTGTATATAAACTTCCTTAACTTGGGGTAACACTCCTTCTTAAAGTCACAGTACGAGCAGGCCATAGCTAACTTCTTGTTGCCATTGGGATTCTTGTTAGACTGAGGCACTGGGTCAAAGGCACGTTCTGGTGGCTCCTCTTGGTTTACCATCTCCTTGAGGTGTGCAACCTCCTTGGCCTTGTCTTTCATTTCCTCTGAGAAGTCGTAGACATCCAAGCAGACATGGCCGTTAACTTTATCTATAACAAGGAATGCTCCATGAGTTTTGTTTGTTACAAGGGGATCATCCTTAGCTGCATACACGTAGGATGAAAGCTGGGAGATATACCCGAAGGGATCATCTTCTCTCAGGTTACCTTCCTTGAACTTCTTAAATGCAAAAGGGGATGCTGACTTAACATCAATAGTCATACCGTCAATTACTGCGTCCCTATGACCTTTGATCCCGTGTACATCCATTCTGTCTTGCATACCTGTGACACTGTGGCCAGAGACAGCTGCTATAGTTAGGACTAGCTCCTCAATGATGTCTCCGTAGAAGAACTTGAGAAGTGTGTTGGCTGTCAGTGGTTCCGACAGGTTGGTCTTATTGATTTTATACCACAGTTTTCTTTCGCATTGTGTACCAAGGGCTGACAACGAAAGGTAACCTCTTGGCTCTTGGGGTTTAGCAAACCGTTGCTCTGCCATCGTAGAAATATTAGTGGCCATGAAGTCACCAAGAGTTTTATCCCAGCCGTTATGGCCAAAGATTGTCTGCTCGATGTCATGGACTAGGGTGTCTATATTTTTCATTAGTTACTCCTGAGGTTGGTTGCCCCCACCCAACTAAGGGAAGGGGCTTTCTTGAGCACGAACACACAACAGAACGTGAGGTTAACCTAGAAGGGGATGGCGTCATCTTCAACAACACTAACAACTTTCTTAGGTGCTGTCTTTTTAGGTTTGACCTCTTCTTTGGTTTCTTGGGAGGAGTAACTAGACAGGTCTTTAAAACCACTTGATGAACCGCCACCTTCTGATTCATACTCTACGTGGTCTACAACCTGAACAGCTTCAAGGCGTGAACCAATACGCCCAGAAGAACCAGCGGGATAAACCGCCAAACGAACAAGACCAGTGGAACCATTGCCAATGTAACCATCAGACTCAAAGTCCCAAGGCTGTCCTTTAACATTAGCTACAGTGGGTGCACCACCTTGCCATTCAAACTTACCTTTATGTGGACGAGCAAGTGTTACCTTGGTGCCGCCCTCTACTTGATGAGTAGCCTTAGCGCAGCCAGAAGACCTAAGCTTCTCAGCATTCTCATCATCCATAATGACAGTGACTTTATACTCGCCATCCTTCTCTTCATTCCAAGCAGCACGATCACGGTTATGCTCGAACACTTTAGCCCACTCAAGCACACCAAAGATTTCTACGATTTGTGTTTTAGATTCGTTAGCCATGTTATCCTCATTTAGCTTTGTTACTGGTTTAGTAAGTATCATAGGGTTCTAATGGGTGTCAAGCCAATTCTTTCCTACATCAAAAGATCCTGGTGTAGGTATTTTAAACCCTAGTTCTTGACCCACCTCAAGCATACAGTCAGCTTGAAGTTTGCCTAATGCTTCTGCTTCTTCCTTTGTTCCTATCACCTCTGTTTGATATTCATCGTGTATAAAACCCACTAGCTTGAAGTTGATACCTAGCTTCCTAGCCTCGTCTGTCCAGCGCAGCAAGGTGTACTTCATTAAGATACTCTCAGCATTCTGCAGCATACCAGCTAGAGCCTTGTGTGCTGAAGGAACCTTTACCTTTCTTCCATCATACCCAGTGAAATATCCTTGCTCACTTACAGCGGGTATAAGTTTGTTCTTTAGTTTAGCCAAACCATCAATAGACTTAACGAAGTTATCTCTGGCCTCTGTCGCTTGCCGCTGGTTGACCCTAAGTATCTGAGCGGTCTTGGCAACACCTGCACCTAGTAACCAAGCATAGATAAAAGTCTTAGCCATATCCCGTGTAGCATGGTTAAGTCCCAATGCGTGTTTGTTAACGTTATGGATGTCTGTTTCATTCTCCTTCCTACCTTCCATAATAGCTCGTGCGTACTGATCAGCATCAAAGTATCTCCATAAATAATC